CTCCCAGCGTCACGCCGACCTTATCGCCCTGCAGGGCTCCCATGATAGCGCCGTCACCGCCTACCGCAACCTGCTTATCAGCACCAACCCCGCTGTCTTCTCCGAGGATTGCCTGCCCGGCGTCACTATCCAGGAGATCGAAGCCTCCGCGAAAAAGGTCAATGATATCGCCGCGAAAGTTCGCGCTCAGCTCCAGGCTGATATTAAAGCCGTTATCGTCCCCGCTGGCGCTCCCGAACGCTCCGGCCCCGACACTTCGACCCTGTCTTCCATCGATAAAATCAAATACGCAATTTCACAGGATAAAAATAGATAATGGAGCTTCTATATTTTGAATTTTGAGCTTGTTTAGAGTTTAGAGTTTAGGATTTAGGATTTCTCCGTAGGAGTTTATTATGGCCACTACCTTAACCGAATATGCCAAACTCAGCAACGACGTCCTCAAAGCCGGCGTCATCGAAACCATCATCAAGGATAACCCGCTGCTCCAGCTCCTGCCCTGGGTGGAAATCATCGGTAACGCCCTTACCTACAACCGCGAACTTACCATCCCCCTCGCCGAATGGCACGGCGCCAACGATGACTGGTCCACCAGCCCGGCGCTCACATTCACCCAGAAAACGGCCTCCCTCTTCATCCTCGGCCAGAATGCCGACGTGGATAACTACGCTAGGCAGACCCGCTCCAATATCAATGACCTTGAAGCCGTCACCGTTGAATTGACCGCCAAGGCTCTGCGCAACGAGTTGGAGCTCACCCTGCTCTATGGCAATAATACCCTGGTCCCTACCCAGTTCGACGGCCTCATCAAGCTAATCGATACTGCTACGGCATCCGACCAGCTCATCGCCGCGGCCGCATCCGGCGGCGGCACACTCACCCTCACCATGCTCGACTCGCTCATCGATGCCGTGCTGGGCGGCAAGCCCGACCTCCTGCTCATGTGCGCCAAGACCCGCCGCAAGATTTCCGATCTCTGCCGCGCCGCGGGCAACAACCTTCAGTACACCAACGTGCTCGGCACGCCGGTCGAATCTTACAACGGCATCCCCATCCAGACCAGCAATCTTATCAAAACCGCCCACACCGTCAGCGGCTCCGTCGAAACCGCTATGACCGGCGGCGCGTCCAATACTATCTATGCCATCCGCTTCGGCGAAGATGCCCTCTGCGGCCTCACCGGCGGCGGCGGTATGCAGATCTACAAAATGGGCGACCTCGAAACCAAGGACGCCACCCGCACCCGCATCAAGATGTACTGCGGCCTCGTCCTCTTCTCCCAGCTTTCCTGCGCCGCTCTCATCGGCATAGCCTAATGAAATTAACGGCCCTTTCCCTGCAGGGAGTCGCAGAGGGACGAAGTCCCTCTCGAAGTTAAAAACCACCCCCTCTCCACCGGAGAGGGGGCAGGGGGAGAGGCAAAAGGAGTAATTCAATGGCATTCGCAGACCCCGCAACCCGCAATATACTCGCTCACCCCATGACCCCATCCGCCCCCACCGTAACGCTGGCGGAGGCCTGTAAGGAAGGTGATATCCTCGGCTATTCCAGCGGATGGAAACGCGCGCTCGCCACCGTCGGCACCGCCATCCAGGGACGGCTTGTTGCCCTCAAAGCCGGCGCGTCCGGAGATATCATCCCTGTTTGCGCCCATGCCGTAGTGCGCGGCTATACCGGCGGCACGGCAGGCAATCCTGTCTATGTAGCCGAAGGCACGTCTTATGGCTGCATCACCGAAACCGCCCCCAGCACCTCCGGCGATTGCAACATCATCATCGGCTACATGCTCAATGCCACCGATGCCCTGATAAATTTACTCATGCGCGCCGACGCCACGGCTTAATAGGGAGTGATACACCCTGTTAAGGTACACCTCCTTTTTGATTTTGGGAGCGGCCGGGCTTGTCCTCCGGCCGCCTCCCCGCTTACCTCGAAACCAGGAGAAGATATGAAAAAAAATTTCGATAAGTTAGGAATCGCTGCTGAAGCTCGGATAGCCCCTCGTATAAAAGGTGGAAGCGCTGAAGGGGCGCAGCCCCTTCACGCCACAATATTACCCCCTCTCCTGGGAGAGGGGGCTGGGGGTGAGGGATAAATGGCTACCTATTTAGCCGACCTTGTGGCTCAACTCCGTACCGACCTCGGCGATCCTTCCGGCGCTACCCCGCGCTGGTCGGATGCCGACCTTCAACGCGCCATTGACCGTTCATTGTCTATGTTTTCACGCCATCACCCCTACCAGCAAAAATCAACCATAGCCACTACGCTCAATGACTATGCTATAAGTATCGCTTCGCTTGCTAACCGGCTTTCCGTTGACAAATTGGAGTTCCCCATTGGCGATCTGCCGCCCACTTTCGTTCCATTCAACATTGTCCAGAATACTCTCTACATGCTCACGACCGGCGATGCAACAAATTGCTACATCTACTGGTCAGGCATCCATATTTTGTCGGATGCTGTCCGCACTTTTGATTCACGTTATAGCGATATCATCGAACTCGGTGCCCTGGCTTACGCTTTGGAACAGTACGCCGATGCTACCCTCGCCGGTAAAATCAGCACGGCTCTTGAGGCCGCCAATGCCGCTATCGCCAAAGTCACCGGTAAAGTCACGCTGACGGAAACCGCCCTTACCAGCGCCGCCGGTGTCGCCACCGATATCGCAACCCAGCTTACCAGCGCAGGAACGCAGCTCACCGCTGCCATCGCCGCTCTGGCCGCCGCCATCTCCACTGCCGGGGGCAGCATCGACGCCGCTATCGCTTCCAAACTTACTGATGTTTCCACCCGTATCACGGCGGCCACCACTTCCCTTACTGCGGCTACCACCGCTACCACCGCAGCCACCACCCGGATTGTTGCCGCTGTTGCCGACCTGGCCTCCGGTGATGACTATATCCCCACCGCTAATACGGGCCTCGATCCCGCGGGCAAATGGGCCACCTTTGCAGGAAAGGATATAGATGCCGCCAACGCCTATAACCAGGAGGCCGCCAATTTCATGCAGCAGGCAGCGCAAAATATTGCTGAAGCCCATGCCGAACTGGCTCATATCAAGACACTGGACGACAAGCGTAATACCTATATCGCTACTGGGGCGCAGTATATCGCCGTCGCTGATAGCTATATCAAAATGGCCTCCGAACTCAACAACAAGCGCACCAATTATATTCAGATAGCCGGCCGCCATATCGAAACCGTTAGCTCACATCTGTCGGAAGGCCGCCATCATCAGCAGAATGCCCGGGTCTATAAAGAGGAAGCGCAGGCCATCTCCCTGCAGGCTAAGTCCAAATTGAATAACTTTCTCAGGGAAGTTATCACCGGTTCTATTCAAAGGCAGTTGAAATCTTCATCGTTCATTTCGGAGGAATAACTATGTCATCTAATGATTTGTCATTGCATGGCTCAGTCGAATCTGCGGCCCGAAAGCGCGGCAGGCCGCGCCGCGTTAATCCATCCCCCAAAAACCTTATCTTACCCAAAAATGTCATTGCGAGGAGCTCGCAGGATACGCGGCAATCTGTTGGCATCAAGGCGCCGCCTGCACCCACACTCATGGACGGCCTCCCCATGCATGCCTTCGCTATTTTCGCCGACGTTGATGATACCTCCACCTGGCAGCTCCCCCACCATACCCAAACCCTCGGCTCACAGGCCAAAGATGAGCGGACCGTGGACTGGACGCTGGCCGATAGGGCAGTCCTCTTGATATCCCGCTGCGGAATCGATGGCCAACGCGTTATCGCCGAACCTGAGCTCATCATAGCCGCCGCCAAACACCTTGCCGGACACTACCGTGCGAACGGCCGCCCCATACCCACCGCTTTATGCGTTTTCGATATATCGCCCACCATCGTCATTGCGAGCGAAGCGAAGCAATCTGTCTGAAAATTAAGGAGAAAAAGAAAAATGGAAACTACCCCCTTAGATGGTTACAAGAAAATCATCGTTACCCTGCTCACCCTGGCTGCTGCCGCCGCTGGCCTCTTTATCACCGATCCCGCCAAAGCCGCCACCATCGGCCAGTTCCTCGTTGATGTCCTCGGCCCTGTGCTGATCACCATTGTCGGTATCATCTACACCGTCGTCCAGGGCAATATCGATAAGGAAAAGGTCAAAGTCGTCGGCATCGCCGCGAAGGCCGCATCCCCAAAAGCTGAGGGCGCGCCGTCAACGCAAGCCGCCGCGCCGCTCGTTCCGGCTTCCCTGTCCACCGTCCCCACCCCCAGCGCCTACGTCCCCCTTGATATTGATGCGGTTATCGGCGCCGCCGAGGAACGCGCCCGCAAGGACGGCGTGGAAGTTACCCCGCTCAGCCGCGCCTATTATTTCTATCCCTATATGACCTCGTTTGACCTGCGCGAAGTCCCCCGCGCCGAGCGCTTAACCGAAGCGAAACGCCTGGTCGATAAATCTGTCGAACTCTTCATCGAGGCTTTCAAGTATCAAACGAAGCTTCCCAAGCCCCCTACCCCCGCCGAGGCCGCCAATTATCATGCCTACATGCTCAAGCTGAAAAAGGACTACGAGAAAGCCAATGGCCTCACTTGCTCCGATAGCACCTTTGAGCATTTGCGCAGCACCGTTTCCTACTTCAATGAGCTTTACTCCGCTCAGGATGGCCTAACCCAGCTATCCGGCAAGACCGTTGACTGGTCGATCTACGGCAGCGGCGCTTTCACCCCCACCCAGGTCGGCTGGGATTACGTGAAACTGCTCTAACTGTTATGAAGAGGAGCCTTTTCCTCCTCGTCATTGCGAGCGAAGCGCGGCAATCCTTCCCGCATCACGTCATCGCAAGGAGCGCAGCGACGCGGCAATCCCCCCGCGCCGCTGCCTCCAAAAACTAAAGGAGGTTAATATTGCGCAATCCCAAAGACCCGCTTGTTGTAGACCACAAGGACCGCGGCTGCAAAGCGTTTGCCGTGTGCCTTAAATGCCCTTTGCCCCGCTGTCGCATGGATCCCGTCCCCCGGGATCCTACCGCTCTCACCCCCTTATCCAGGGCAATTGAGATGGTCAAACTGCGTAATCAAAATTGGCTGATCAGGGAATTATCCGCCTGTTATAAAGTGTCGGAACGTACCGTTTACCGGGCCTTGCGTTCACAAACCTCCGCTGAACTAAGCCGTACTGCCGCGCCTTCCCCTCCGCCCGTTAATGCTCAACCCAATCGTAGGGGCGTTCCTTCAGGTGCGCCCGCCGCATCAAATCCAAAAACGTCATTGCGAGCGCAGCGCGGCAATCTATCACCCATAAAAGGATGAACCATGCAGGATACTTTTAACTTGCTCCGCTTCCAATGTAGTCAATGTTCGTCTGAGTTGAATCTTGTCGCTGTTGACCGCACCCAGAACAAGGTAATCAATATCGAATTCCTGTGCTATAACTGCCTGATTGAATCCGAACTTGTTACTGCCGATAAAGCTGTATTCACAAATGTTACAGGAGTTATTTCCGCTCCATGAGAATACTCTCAGCCCCTTTCCTGGCAGAGCAGATTAAGGCCAATCGCACCCCCTTGGTCAAGGTTGAGGTCGCCTCTTACGGCCACCCCGCCGCCGTAGATGCCTCCGCCCTGCAGTGGAGCGATTACTTCTGGGTGCGCCTTACTGCTGCCGGTGATGCCACCGTCCTCGGTGTTTGCCATGCTGTCGCCATCCCTTCAGATGGCTCGGTTTGCCGCGTCCGCAACTATTCATCCAAGCTTTACTTCCAGCGTGTTACCTCTCCCGGTGCCGCCAGCGATTGGACAGCCGCCTGGACGAATCTTGGCTCTATTCTTGCCACCGGTAAGGTTACTGTCGCCGCCAGAGCTGCTGAAGTAATTGTGTTCGGTGATGACGGCGTCAACCTCTATCGCCGCCAGTCAGCCGACAGCGGCGCGACCTGGGCTGCCTGGGTCTCCATGGCCAACGCCCGCCCGGGTGAACGCGGCTTGGCCGCGTCCTATAAGGCCAATGGCGATATGGCTATTGTTCACGCCTCGGATTTCAATGATCCCACTTCCCTGTATATTCAGAAGCGTGTCAGTGGGACATGGAGTACTGGCCTCGGCCAGATAAGCGGTGATTTCGCCATATCTGCCCTCGCCCTCTATCATGATGGTGACTGGAATATCCTCGCCCTGCTGCTGGACGGCTCCAATATCCGCCTGGCGCGCGGCATTTACGGCGACGGCGACCAGTATTCTGTCGGCACATGGTCAGGTTGGGAGTACATTAATTCCTATAAAGCTTCAATATCTTTCACTGGCCAGACCCGCCTGCGTTTATGGCATACCCAGGGACGCGGAAAATCCGAACCAACTTATTACGAGCGCGTCAGCGCCGTCAATGAAATGCGCGATGCCGACCTGCTGGGAGTTGATGACCCCTTCATCACTTATAATTCCTCGTTGGGCACTGTTTTCTCATTCGCCCGCTCAAATTCCCCATGGTTTTACCGCCTCAAGGCAGGCACGGAGTTTAAGGATTCTAACTGGAATAAGGCCTGGCCTCTGGATACTATCGCCACCCAGGGGCTTGCCCTGGCCTGCGACGGCACCTACCTCTATGCCACCGCCCCAAATCAAGTGTGGCGTACCGCCTTGCCCGGGGCCTGGGCGCCGCCCACCGCGGGTGCCGGTGCCGGCACGGATTATGCTATTCCCAATGCCCATGTGCTGGGGGTTAAAGAGCAGGTCGTAGCTCTTGCCCCCGGCAATTTAACCGTTACCCTCGACAATTCCCAGGGGACCTACAACAGCATCGGTGGCGGTGCCGCCTCGGCTATCGGTAAACTCAAGCTCGGTGCCCAGGTCACCCTTTCCATAGGCTATTACACCGGTTCAAATCTATTGTCGGTCGCCGGCAAATACTATGTTGAACATCTTGATTATTCTCGCGCCCCGGGCCAAAGCCACCTGATCATTTCAGCCGTTGACGCTTGGGCTTTGCTGCATCGCTACGCTTTCAACCGCGCCGCGGAGTGGAACGCTGGCGGCGATGTATCCTCGGTTTACGCTATAGCTTCGCTTATCGTGCAGGCCGTTGGCGGCACATTAAGTTATAAGTCCCGCAGTTCCGATATCACCGGCACCTATCCCCGCCTCACCGTAAATGCAGGCGAGAACGGCGCCGCCGTCCTCCGCCAGATCCTCTCACTTGTCCCCGATGTCATCTTTTTCGTCGGCCTGACAGGCTACATCGTCTATCCTCAGGCAACCGACGCCAGCACCTACGAATTGAGGTTTCCTATATGAGAAATACGACTAAAACATTTATCTGTCAGGCTCTTTCTTTTTTAGGAAATAATATATTTCTGTTCCAAACGAGTATTCCAAGTAGGATAAGGGTAGTCATGGCTAAGACACTAATAGCTATTGCGCAACAAAGATTCACTTTTTCAATAAGTAACAAAATAAATATACCTGTTGTTATGAGTAACATAGCACATACATTGGCGCCTACAGAATATATCTTTTCTCTCAGGTTATTAACTTCTTTAGAACCTT